CACCATTGGGGATCTCCAGCACTTCAAATAGTGTCCACGGATCGATCAACCCGCCTCTCCAGAGCTGGAGGTACGTCAGCTTCCTGCTCAACTGCGAAATGGCGAGCAGGCTGTTGGGAGTGATCTGGAACGTGAAGTTCTTCACATGTGCCTTGGCGCGTTCGGCGCGGGAGGTCTGGGAGGGATCCCACATCGCCTCGTACCCCTCATCATCCGGACTCAGGGACGGGACGATGTTCATCGGGTCGAAGTCGAAGTCTTGGAAGTCCACTCCGGCATCCCCCAGCATCGCAACCCTGCGCGGCAGATTGTAGAACTGGAAGAAGTTCGCCTTGACCATCTCCCCCAACTCGCGGAGGAACCCTTCAAGGAGCCGCCCACGAAGGCGCAGCACAGGCGTCAGCGCTTCCATCATCTTCTCAATGGAGTCGGCGCCGGGGGCCTGATTGAGCTGGGTGAGGGCCGTGAGGTTCGCCACGCCGCTCAGGTTATCCATCTCCTGAACCATCATCTGGAGGAAGTCGAAGACGTACTGGGGGAGGGGATCGACCTTCGTCAGCTCAATCCCCCCACCCATTGCAGCATTGGTCTTCATCTTCACGCCGGGGAGGCGTGTGTCGAGGCGCTGCCACATCGACTCGGGCATCGCTTTCTTGTCACCGATCACTCCGGGCCGGAGAGCCTTGCGGACATGATCGAGAATCCCGTTCGCAATCTCGTTGATGGCGTCCTGAATCGGCATGAGGTCGCGGGCCATGCCCACACCCAGCAGCGACCAAGGCCACGGATCGAGGCTCAGCTTGACAATCGGGGCTATGCCGTGCCAGTAGGGGTTCGGGCCGTCGTACAATATCACGCTCTTGGTGGCGATGATCAGCCTCCCCCGGGGGTACAGCTTGGAGTTTTCCTCGGAAGCCTTCTTGCCGTCTGCCTTGGTGAAGCCCACCGGATACACCGTGTAGCTCCACGTAGTGTTCGGCTCGCCCATCGTGATCGGCTCAACCCCAGTGAACGATCTCCGGTCCTTCACATAGATATGATACAGATCAATGGACGGCACACGCGGGATCGCCCCCTTGGGGGCCGAGGTGAGGTAGTCCACCGCAGGGCTGACGAACTTCGAACTCAGGCTCTTGAAGCGTTTCCAGATCCGATCCGAAGTGCTCATCGGGTGGCGGTCTGCCCGCAGGAGGTGAGACTTGTTCGGGAACCTCGCTCTCAGCTCATTCACGCTCTTGCTGGTGCGGATGATAACCCCTTCCCATCCCTGAAGACTCTGCTCAAGGGTTGGGCGGATTGGGAGCACATCTCGCGGATCGCGGGGGATGAGTTCGATGTCCCCCTGCCCACCAGCGGCGTTGGCGTTCCACGCGACTTCACAATACCCCGTGCCGCACACAGCGGCGTACCGAATGACATCCGCGAGCCTGAGGTCCGCGAAGCTGTTCACCCACCATGCCCGTGCCAGTTTGTCCAGAACCTCGCTCTGTGACTGGAACCGGGAGTTGCCGGTTTTGAACCCGAATAGTGGATGAATGTCCGTAAGTGCGCTGACGGTTTGTAGTACGATATTCTTGAGTCGATTATCGCACACAGCAGCCAGATCAGCAGGACGACGATGGTCGAGCTGGTCGCCCATGACATAGCTCACCGCCTTGTCGATGTCCTCGTAGCTAGGGTCTGATCTGAGGATCGAGTCTCCGTCCTGAACCGCTGCCTGCACCCACCTGAGCAACTCAAGCTCGTACTTCGCAGTCGTGTCGTCGTCACTGGTGGGCACGGACCCCGGCCCAATGGGGAGATCATCGATCATCGTTCATACTCCCGTCCCCCCACTCGCTGGCGCGGGAGGTCGCGGATGTGGTCGGGGTTGTTGGGGTTCTGGCTGAAGGCGCTCAGCACGACACCGAACTTGCGTTCAAGCTGCCGGAGGTGGCCGATGCTCTCCACAGTGATCGGGGTACCATCGCCGCTGATGTGTGAGGAGGTGAAGGGGAAAACGGAGGATTTTCCACGGATGACGTTGGAGAGGGGGAGCATGTCAAGGGAGCCGCCGCAGGAGCACGTTGGGGCTGGCTCTGTGTTCCAGTAGAAGCGTTCTTGCGTCTTGTCGCACTCAGTGCAGATGAAATCTCTAAGAGGCATTAACGTGGCCCTTCCAAAAGTTTGGCGGATTCACGAAGAGGGGCGGCTTCGTTTTCTACTTTGAGTCCAAGAATCCGGCGGATGCGCTCACCGATAATTGATGGGTTTCGTGCAATTTCCTGCGCTGCTCTGCCCGGGTCTAGCTCCTCAATGGCCGCTTCCAGCGGCGTTTTGTGGGTTGGGCCTTCCCAGTAGGCGTGAATCTTCGGCATGCCAAGATATTCATCTGGATACTTGGGAACCAGTCCCATGATCTCTATTTCATTGCCTTGCGGATCGTACGATTGGAATGCTTGGCGCCGCGCTCCTCCCATCATGTTTACAGCGTCTTTGTGCTCCCGAAGCATCCTTCCATACCACTCAGGCCCCGGCTCCCAGCCATCATATAGATTCAGATCATCCAGCGCCCCAGCATACCGCTGCATATCCCGCAGCCCATTCAGCTCCTTGATTCGCCCCCTCGTCCCGAGCGCATTCCTCAGGAACGTTCTCCGGGTCTGGGGAGCAAGAATGTCCGATAGGATCGCAGGCCCATAAGCTTTGAGGAGCGCCATATCGGTTACGCCCCCTGTAGGGGCCATGCTGGCGTCCGCAAAGATTGTTGCCTGAAGCTCAGGGGGAAGTGTGCGTACTGTGTTCAGCCCTTTCAGCTTCCCATACACTCGGGCGGGGCTTGTTTTCGGGAGGGCGTCCGCGAGTCCAGAAAGGTACTTGAATCCTCCAGCAAGGGGGGCCGCTGCCATTAGGACATCAGCTGGTCCGGTAGGCTCCTCAAAAGGCATCGTGCGGGGGTTCGGGACCCCCGTTAGGGTATGCAGGATCTTATCCCCCGTTGACGGCTTGGGCTGTGGGCCGATCTTCGTGGCCCGGGGCGGCTTTGCGACCAGCCGCTGCTTGGCGGCTATTGGATCCTGCGGTGGAGGCATATTACTTCCCCGGCAGCGGACTCGTTTTCATCCACCCACTCACGGCGCTCACGATGAGCGCGGCGATGGTGATCCCGGACTTCCACGCCGGGGGGAAGAGATCTGCCTGCGCGGCGCATGCGGTGATGACCCCGCCAATCAGCCCCACCCACCATACGACCATGTCCCTGTTCATAACACCCTCCAAACCCCCAGCAGCGGGATCCGTCTCCCGGCCCAAGGCGTCCCGCACCTCATACACGGGCTAAGCGCAAAGCGCTTGAACGGGGGAATCTCATCAGGAATACCTCGCCACATGCCGCAGTCGCATCGTACGAAGTTCATTAGAGCAACCCCAGAAGTTCACCAAATACGCGATCCGTTGTTAGCTTGATGTAATCCCGTACATCCCAGCCGTGAAAGGTAGCCTGCTCGGTGAGAGCAATGGTCTGGGCGGGGGAGAGGGGGTATTCAACGTGCCCGATCTGCACCATGCTCAAGTTCCTCACCAGATTAACAAGCTGCTCCTCGTCTTCGATGGTCGTCTGAATCATCTCTTCTAGCTTCTTGCGGCCCTCGTTTCGGACCACAATAACTCGATCTGAATCAGGAACATCACCAAACCGCCCAAGAATCCGAGTGGCAAGGCTGCTAACACCTTTGTCGTCCTTGGTTCCGGCATGCTTCAGGATCTTGTCGTAGGTCTCCTGAGGAATGTCTAAAGTTACCTTCAATCCCACAATGCCTCCTCGGCCTTCGCCATCATTTCATCGTACGTTATTGCCGTGTTTTGAAAGTCAGCGCGACGACCGGTTTTCACCTCTGCAGTTTGCTTTACCCCGCCTGCAAGTGTCAAGAGTCGGCGCTGTTCTGCCATGTCTTCTCCCGCCAGCCACTCATCGTCGTGGGCGCCCACATGGGCCATTAGAATAGCGATCACTCGGTCATCGTGCCGCCCGAACTTCGCCTTTGCCTGCGCGAGAAAGTGGTCCCGTTCAAAATCCTCCATCTCATCGATCAAAAACGGGGAGTTGATAATGAGGTCGTTGTTTTCGAGGGCGTGAAGCCCCCGGACGATCAGCTTGGGGCGAGTGGTGCGGTTGGTCCACCACCCGAGCTTGTTAGTGAATACATTGTCCCGCTTGTCGTAGACCTTCCACACGAAGAGATTTGAGTAGTCGTGCTGGGTCCGGAGGGCAAGCTGCAACTCCTGCCCTCCAATCGTATTGCACTCGATTACAGCGAGTGCCTCGTCCTTAGAGTCGTCGCAGTAAAATTTTCCAATTGTCGCAACGATGGGGACCATCTCGATGGGATTGAGAGTGTCGGTTGCGAACTCCGCGACTTGCTCATCAGGACGCGTTTCATTTCCTCTTCGTACCACTTCAACGACAGTCCGATCCTGTCCAACTCCCTCCGCAACATCCACGCCGAGCACGTAGCTCTCTCCATTCTGGGGCAGCTCATATACCAAGAGTCGTCCGTTCCACCATTCATAGTCATACGCTCCCACATCCACGCTGAGTGGCTTGAACCCCATGCCTTTGGGGATGGCGTCGAGAAAGGGATCTTTACTCATGCGAATGCGAACACGTACAGCCGGAAGAGATGGTCCATGTGATCGGGCTTAGGGGCCAAACAGGGTGGTAGTAGTATGGATTGTACGGCTGTGGCCCTCTGCCGCAGTGCTGACAGTATCCACAGCGCGGGCACACGCCGCTCGGCGGGGCGGGTGCGTTCGTCTGCCAATCAATTGTGCTGCTCACCGAATTTGTGTCGTTCATGTCTTACTCACCATTGCACTTCGCGGATGAATCTCCAGCAGTCCAGTCATCGGCTTCGCTCGATCCCTCTGAACCGCCAACACCTCGCTCGGGAACACACTCACGCTCGTGTTCTGGAACGCTTCATCGTCTGTGGCGCAGTACTCTGCAAGAAAAATGTTCAACTTCTTCTTCTCACTGTACTCCGCTCGCATTGTCTCCCACCAGTATAGTTGATCTCTGTCGAGCTGGATGGTGCGCCCACACCAATAATGACTCACCTCCAGCGCTTTGCGGGCGTGGGCCAGTGCAAGATCACTTGGTACCCAGTCAACGGGTGCCGGTCGTCTGTACGTCAGTGTTTCTGCGTACCACGGGATGAAAATGGGCACAGATCGCCCAAGTCCCCGCTTGGCGAGCCGCCACGTATCATGCCACCAGTTGCCACGCCCGCGAGCTGTTGACTCCATCGCGCACAACGCGACACTTGTACGCGGAAACGCCGGAAAGAACGAGTCATCGAGCTGATCCGGGTTCGGCCACGTTGAAAGTTCGCTCAAATGCGCGATGTGAGGCGTCTTTCCCCTCCCCAACTGCCCCTTTCCCATCTCCAGATCGTTCGATCCTCGCGTACTTTTGGCCGCGTACACGCTCACCAGCGAGTCCGTCTTGCCAAAATACATCTGATTGTCCTTCACATGGTACGTCAGCTCCGGAAGCATCCACCACGGGAGGTGTTCGTAGATCCTTTCGATCATATCGAACAAATACGCCGACTGTTCGGGCGTATCACCGGCAATAATCGCCATCAGGTTACCGTAGAAGAACGCTCTGTGCGCGATCATCGCCTCCGTGAGCGTCGAAGCGCCCAACTGTCTCGCTTTCAGGATCGAAACAATGACTCCATCGCCTCTCGTCCCATCAACCGCGCTCTCCTCCACCTGCGCGATGCGGTCCAAGATGATTCTCTGGCTCTCCCACAGCTTGATCGGCTCCAAAGTCGCGTCTTTGGTCTTGATCCTCGCGTATCGGGCCACCCAGTAGCGAAAATCGGCCTTCGAAAGCACCAATTCGTTCAAAATGAACCGCTCTTCGGCCACCGAAAGCGGCCTCGTGGCCCCTTTTTCGGGGTCATGGGCGCTGTGGAGCTTCACGATCCACTCAAAACACTCCCCCGGAGAGTATTCTTTCGGCTCAAAGGTGGGATCGACGTTCGATCTCACGCTATCAACGATCCGATCAAGCCTCATCCGGGCGGTCTTTGCGCTGTACAAGCCCTTCAACCTCTCTAAACTGCTTCAAATACAAGAAAACTGTGCGGCGAGGTATTCCGAGCCGCTCCGAAAGTACCTTCGGGGGAAGCCCATCGCGGGTCCAGAGCACACGTAGACGGTCAACTTTCACCGAATCAAGCTTCTTCGACACTCGCAGGCTCCACATCGATCACTTTTTTCCCGTAAGCGGCCTCGTCGGTCGCTTTGACGAAGCGTTCGAAGATTCCCCCGCCCCCAACCGCCACCTGCTGATTGACATTTACCGCAATGCCGCCCCCTTTCTTGATCAATCCACTCGTTTCAAA